AAATTTTCTCAAACATTTTATCATAATCGGGTTTAAATAACTCTTTAAACTCATTAGGGTAATCATACTTAAATCCAATACTATCCAACCCATATTTATTAGGTCTTTCAATATACATATACCTAACCTTATCACCCGACCCTATTGATTCATACTTGTTACCAGTATTAAGTTTATCTAACAATAAATTATAAAAATATGATGACTTTACATGAATTGGCATTCCTTTAGCTGTTGTAAAGTCACTACAACGAGCTGCATAGTCTTCGTACCCTCTCACACCCATTACGAACGCTAACTCCTGCGGTGACAGACCTTTAAAGATATCATATGTCTTGTTTAACAGGTCATTAGTTTTACCCAACGACTGTGTTGAAAGCATTGTCTCAATTATTTCCTTTGCATATGGCTTGATAGCATTGGGCATAGTTGTCCTAACCACTTCAACACCTGTATACTTAAACTTATTTTCTTTTATGCCTTCATCATCTAATATATGCATAACATATCTCTTCTTTTGCAAGAAGACACCCACATCAGCAATACATTCACGCTTAAATACAAATCGACTATCCTTGGTGCGAAGTGATTTAATTGCCCACTTCTCAACTCCTTCATTTAAATAGTCTTCAATCTCTTGAATTTTATCATAAGCTTGTTTATGAATGTTATCTCCATCCATAAACTCTATTACACCACTCTTTACTAGTGGTGTAATTGACACATATGAAGAATCTGTGTCATTATACACAATACATTGTTCTAATTCATTATCTGTAATATCTGGTATTGAGTTTTTAATAAACTCCTTAATTAATTCATTGGAATATTTGATAACTGCTTGACCGGTCAACGTTACTGATGAAGCAATATCGTCATCTCCAATTGGAGCATTCTTGTTGCCCATATAACCATAGCAAGAGTTAATAAGAATCTTAATAACCATCTGCGAAGTGTTTAATCTCTCTTGCTCATACTTTGCATCGATATATTCTGGTGTATTTTTCTTAAGTTTCTTTAATTTCTGTTTAGCTTTATATAGATGCTTTTTAATTTCAACACGTTTGTTGTAGTAGTACTCTAAGAACTCCGGTATAATACCTTTCTTCTTTTGAGAGAATAAGAAACCAGCCTTCGATAAGGAACAGTCCTCTGTTTTAAGGAACTTCATGAAGGCAGAGTGGTCTAATTCGAACAACTTACCTGATACATGCTGAACTATTACCTTTGAGTCTGTAGTTTTTTCAATTTTACCTACTTTAGTTTCAGGTGATGTATTGAGTGATATCATCACATTAGGGTATAGTGAGTTAGCATCAAAAGATACAATATGATTTTTAAATCCTGACTTAGGTTCTGCAACATATGCACCTGGATTCTTACCTGTATTACCATGCCGTACAAAAGTTGAAATAACTTCACCTCTTTGCCGGGCTCTAATGCATAACGCACCATTAATAACCTGAATTGTCCCCATAGCCCCCTCTAGTGTAGTGAGACCTACATATGACAACATTCGTAATAATGGAAAATATTGAAGCTTCTCTTCCAGCCGTACTAATAAGTTAACATCTTGAATGTTGTAGTCAATAAATTTATCCCAATCTTCATCAGCTAATGTCGCTAGGTTAGTATCACCGTATTCAACCTTTCGTTGACCTAATTCTGTTTCACCGATTGCATCTAACTTATAAGATTCTCTTAATTTTAAACAAAAGCGTTTATATACATCAAGATAATCTAAACAAGCAACCCCATCGATGTAATATCTCTTTTGCTCCTTACCAAACTTACCTTTAATTGTTCTAAAATAAACCGTACCAAGTGGTGATAGTTTATTAACATAATCCTGACCTAATATACGCTCGATTCTATTAATAATATATGGTATATCAAAAAATTCTGAGTTCCAACCACTTAAAATATCCGGGTGGTCACTTTCAATATAGTCAATAAACTTTAAAAATATTTCTCTCTCATCTTTACAGTGAACATAATTTACATTATCTTTAAGTTCACCGGTATATGGCTTAAGACCAAACGTGTGAAACTTTTTACTGACATTATCATAACATGTTATAACATTAACAACATGATTTGCAGTTTCAATATCCGGAAAAGAATCCGGGGAATATGTCTCAATATCAAGTAAACATATTTTTAATGGATTTGAGTTAAATTCTGGTTTTTCGTTTTCCTGCCAATAAGAATCTATTAAGAACTGCTGGGCTGGTGGTATATTTTCAAATACTCTTTTTATACCCGACTGCCGGAGGAATAGCGATTTGCTATAGTTATCTCTAAATTTACGCTTCTGTAGAGTGGTACCATAGATAGATGTTTTATCACCGGTTGTATTTTCCAAGTATAAGTATGGCTCAAATGAACATGTGTTTACTACCCGGTTACCATCTTCATCCCACGTAAACAGGTGCACACATCTATTACGACCGTTATATACTACATTACGATATGACATCTATATCTATAGTATATTATAGACTAGTTCCTAATTCCACTTTTTAAGGAAGGTTCTTTCACTAGAACCAAAAGGAGTATTAAGAGCCTCAAGAAAAGCGCCTATATTATGATCTAATTCTAAAATTCTTTTCTGACCTATTTCTCTAAGCTTGGCACTATTTTGAAAATACTTATTTTTCTTTTTGTAATTTAAGATAGTATTAATCTTTTGCTCAAACTCGTCAATTGTATCAAATCTTAACTTTGCTGGAGCATTTTTATATGTCTCAATATTTTGACATAAACAAGGTATACCTAAAATACATGATTCAATAAATTTAATATCAGATTTTGCTCTATTGAAATCATTCGCTTGTAATGGAGCAACCATCAGCTGTGCGTTTAGGTTAGCGATAAAATATGGATACTTTAAAAGGGGCTGCCATGGGTAAAATTCAATTTTACGTTCCTGTACAAGATCATGTAGTTGTGGTGGATATGCTCCTACAAACACCCACTGATATCTATTAACTGTAGCACGTATAAAATCTCTTACTTCAGACAAATCATCCTTACCACCTGTTTTATTATCTACATCATAGTGGGCTCCAGAGCCGGTATACAAGATTCGAGGCTTTCTTTTATGTTCTTCAAATGACCTGGCGACATGTCGACTGTTGTACAAGTGACCCATCCATGTATTAGGAACAAAGTTTGGGAGAGTGGTTATTTTTTCTTGACCTGTTTTTTCAATATATAACTTTTTCATAAAGTCACATGTGACTGTAACCTCATCTACCATATTAATAATGTCAATACAATTTTGACGAATTTCATCAGTATCAAATGCAAATTTAAACTTATTATAGTCTGGGATTACTTCTCTAAACACTACATCATCTACTTCATAAACAATTTTAAACCCGTAATCTTTTTGAATTGATTTTAGAAACTCAATAAACTTTTTTTGTTGTGATGATGCTTGTCGTTGAACCTTAACACACTTAACACCAGTGTACCATCTCGGTTCAGTAACCATTGCTGTAGTTGATTGTGACATTCCGTCACCTCTAGAGTTAATTACTCCTTCAGGCCATAAAATTCTCCAATGACCACAACCAGAGTAATCTGCAAGATAGTTAACATACCTAGGTAGTGATACTTCTTTAGGTAGCGGATTTGGTTGTGTTACTGATGGAGTGTTAACAGGCGTTCCTCTCATTATAGGTGTAGGAAACGGTTGCGGGTACGGTGAAGGATTGCCTAGCATTATATATATATAGTTTATAAATCTATATAATCTACACGTTGTGTAATACCGTTTTCTTTTTCAAGGTATATAACATCCCCTGTTACTGCTTTTATTGATTCTTTACGGTGTGATATTACTATAGAGCATTCATCCAACTCTTCTACACGATCTTGTAGTATACGCGTAATTAGCTCAATGCCTTTTTCATCAAATGATGAATCAAACAGCTCATCATAAATTGCAATATTGTATTGTACTCCTCCTTGTAGCCTTCTTATATCTGAAAATGTAAAAAGACACGCTAAGTCAATTGACTTTCTTTCTGCTCCGGAAAAATTAAAATATGAACAAACTTTGTTCTTTTCGTTTAAAATTTCTTCTTCAAAATACTCGTTAAAAATGCAAATTGAATTAGAATCTAATCGTTTTAAGTAGTGCAAAAGATTGCTGTTAAGTAACTCGAGTAGCTTATTAACAATGTATGACTTAACACCTTCTTCTGAAACTACATACTTTACAATATCTAATTTACTTAATTTGTCTCTATATGTCTTAACTTTTACTTCTAATTTATTGACACGTTTTTGGGTATCTACAATAATAGTATCAAAATCTGTTTCAGTCGATTCTATAGCTTCAAGATCTCCCTTCAACTCACTCTGCCATTCGTCTAATTGATTAATACGCTGTAATATATTATTTTTGTTTTGAAGTTGTAATTTAGCTTCGGATATTTTTGCATTACTATTCTGTATACTAAACTGTATCTTAGCTTTAATGTCTTTTGCTTTTTCTAAATTAGCATTAATAGTCTTAATACTTTGCACCATGTCCTCTATCTGACACTTTAAATCTGTTTTTTCTTTTTCAATATATTCTGAATCATGGTCTTGAATCTCACGTAAGCATACCGGGCATTTTTCTTCACTTGTACCTATTTTCTTATAGGCATTGGTTGCATGAGTGGCATCAGCTTTTGCAGCGCTAGCATCACTAAAGTATTCATTTATTTTTTCGTCACATGACGTTAACTTTTCTTCATATAAAGATACCTTGGCTGCGATAGCGGTACTATCTACTACTTGTATTTGGTCGAGCTGTTGTTTGAGGTCGTCTTTTTCTTTGGTATTATTTTTTTGACGAGATAAGTAAACTTGCTTTTTATCCCTTCTGATTTGGAGGAGTTTTTCTTTTTGCTCTTCATAATTTTTAAAAGCCTTTTCTATTTCTTCTAGCTTGGTTAATTCTGTATCATGCTCGCGAGATAGCTCGTTATACTCATTTCGAAGTGCAGCTACCATCGTACTAAAAACCTCCATACCGAAAATATCTTCTATAAATTTTCGTTTTTCAATTTTATTTTTTGCCATGAAAGGCACTGCATTGTTAACTGTCATTATAACACAGTTTTGAAAGATTGAAGGTGACGCACTCAATACCTGACAGATATAAGTAGTTGTATTTTTTATACTATCACGAGTTCTATCGACCCCATCTTTAAATATTAATACTTTAGATGGTGATAGTGTTCGAATAACTTTATACTGGTTAATACCTTTCGGGGAATCTAATTCAAATTCTAATTCAATGTGTGTCTTACCGTTTGTAAGGTTATTAGGTATAAGATCTTTTTTTAGCTCACGTAACGTTTCACCAAAGATAGCAAAATATATAGCATCAGCAATAGTACTCTTACCAATTGCATTTCTACGGTCAGGTTTATCTCTATTTCTACCTGTTATAACATGCAAACCTTTCGTGAATTCTACCGTGACGGGGGTTTCACCAACAGATAAAAAATTAATTATAGTTATTTTTTTAAAGTTTACTTTTTTCATATAAACCTAGGGTATAGTCAATTATCTCTTTTTTATTCTTTATTTCAAGCAAATCTACAAACTCTTCAATTGCTTGTGGTATATCAATACCAGACAGGTCTTCTTTATTATCTGTATCATCAATAAGCCGGTTAAAATTAATATCATAATCTACAGTTAATGCTTCTGGTTTAAGCAATGCTAACTTTTTTAATAGTATATCCATATCTTCTTGTGATATATTCATATCAACCTTTAACTTAATAATATTATTACAAACTTTATTAACAATATTAGGTGTAATGTTACCTTCCTCTACTAAATCACTTAAGCTTATTTTAATATAATTAGGTGAAATATTATTAGGTGTGAAGTTATATTCTAATGTGTCGAAGTCTAAGATATAATAACCTTTTTGATTGTTAGTATCACCAAAATCCATCTGAAATGGGTTACCAGTATAAAGAATTGTTCCTTTAGTAAACTTTTTATCATGTCTAGTATGAAAATGCCCGGATATAATCAGACTGCTTTTGCTTAATAGGTCTTTTACTTTAACACCTTCTTCACAAACCTTATAAGAGTTCATTTTAAAAGTTTCTATCTCGAAATGGCCGAAGATAACATCACTCTTTGGTATAGATTTAACATCTGTATTCCATGGACAGAAGGTAATTGTTCGATCAAACGCTTCTATTGTTTCAAAGGTATTTAGAATTGTTACGTTTTTGCGTTTTTTGAAGATAGATAATGAATTAACATCTGTCCTATGTTTGTAGTATAGGTCATGATTACCTGTAATCGCGATTAAGTTAAATTCCGATAGAATATCTAATATATCAGCTGATACTTGTAGGGTATTAACCGAAATCTCGCTTCTATTGTGATGCCAATCACCACAAAATATAATATCCTTAATATTATTACGTTTACATTCATCCTTAAACCAATTAGCCCACTCTACTGCATAATTATGCCACTCAGAACTGTTGGTGTGTACGCCTAAGTGGAGGTCAGAAAAGATTGCAACGCGTGGTTTGTTAATCTTCAAACGCATTCTCTTCGTCGGGTGGCTTTACATAGACATGTCCATGTGTGTTGTCTGGATTACTCATATAATCATCGTACACTCGCTCCCTATAACTAACAATAGCAGCATGATGCTTCTTTTCTTTTTTAATTCTATTAATAAAAGCATGATACGCTATGGTTGTAAAATAAGAAAAAGGATTAGTAGCTTTTTCAAAACTGAACTTTTTATATTTTAAGGCTGAATACATTTTAATTAAGGCATCTCCTATCATATCATCTTTGTATGTGTAATTGATAAATGATGCATTATAACTTAACCCATACGCAATCTTTTTAATGTTTTCTGCTAAATCATCTGTTAAAATATCACTCTCGTAGTACTTTCTCAAAGACTCTTTAAAGACACTTGGTTCAATATAGTAAGGCTTTTTTTCTTTTTTCGACATTTCTATAATAATAGCATACTTTTTTTATTTTTCAATAATATTACTCTCAGAATATTTAATTTTCTCAATATTATAGATCGCTTTTCTTTTCTCACAATGACGTATTCCATATCTCAAGCGATCACATATATCAAATATAATTAATTTTGATTTTAGATCATGCTTCCGTAACCCTCTTCCAATTGACTGCACAGTCCGTACAAAAGACTTACCTCCGGAGGCAAAAATAATGTTATGCAAGTTTTTAATGTTAATTCCGGTCGAGAAAATCGCGCTCATAGCAACACATATTACATTTGTGTTATTTTCCATTATTTTCTTAATTTCATCACGCTCTTCAACATCTACTTCACCTCTAATAAAGTAAACGCGTTTATTTGGTATGGTACAAAGGAAATCTGTTAAGTAATGGCCATGTTTAAGGTGATTTACTAATATAAGTGTATTATTTTGAAGCTTTTCACATAATTTAGTAACAAAGTCACTTCTAAAATGACTTTCATATATAAAATCTAACTCTTCCCTATAAGGGTCGTCAGAAAGGTATCGAGGTGGTGTATTATACTCTAAATTTAGTATCTTTACGTTAACATTTGCGAGATAATCCTCCAATCTTAACTCATAACTCGTTTTTTCATATATAACTGGTCCTAATTTACCTATAATCGACCACTTATCTAAATTATTCTCTGGAAGTGTACCAGTAAACCCATACTTGTTGTGAGTTTTTATCTTTGATACGATTTTACTAATCTTATTCGAAGCTTTTATCTTATGACATTCATCTACAATTAACAAATCCACATACTGCATCCAATCACTAGATTGAAATTGACTTTGTACAATGCCAATGTTACATATAATAACGTTAGCTGTTAGGTCT